CCAGTATCTCATGGCTTAACCTCTTGGTATGTGCGGGCTGTGTATCATCAGCGTGATGACATCTTCCTGAAGTTCGTCTATCTTCTTCTGCATGTCAGCAATCAGGTCTGCTGTCAGTCGCCATGTCTGTTTGTTCAGAACCATCGGCACTGTGCAGTAGTTCGCACCCTTGAACCGGATGTAGTCATCGCACTCTTCGCAGTTGGGATACTTGCATTCCGTAGCAGGGACAGCCTTGCCATCCCCGCTCTCTTGAAGTTCTATACCACGCCTTGACGGAGTCTCCTGAATGTAAATCTCGTCAGTGATGAATCCGTCCTGCTCAATCTCTCTCATCTAACACCTCTCTTTCCAAGTCGTTCAGGATCGCTCTTGCGTCCTGCTTCCACGCCCCGCACCAGTTCCACAGTTTCTCCTCTGATATCCTCGGTGCGATGGTATCTACACTGACCTCGTCAATCTTTTCGTAGAGGTCAGATATCAGTAGTATCAGTCTCTTGTTCACCATCATCGAACTCCTCGAAATCAATCCATTTAGCTTTGGAGCATCTGTCGCAGTCATTCGGACAGAAGTCTCCGTCACATATGTCAGGCTCATACGCCCAAAGTCTCACGCTCATCGTTCTGTCTCCGTCGGCTCTCCCCATCCGCAATCCGTCTGCGGAGTATCGGCTTTATTCCAAATACCCCACATCGACATTCCTGCATCTGTCGCATCGTAGTCAAACACAGTGCCGTCTGACATTGTTAGCCTTATTCCATACCCATCTATCTCGGCTTTCTCTATTACTTTTCCAGTAATCGCCTTTTCAGCATTATTCATCATTCGCTCCTTTCCGTCTGCTCTGGAATGACTTGATTTTCAAATTTCTTGTAAGCATCGAGATACCACTCGCTTTTGTCTCCGTTGAATGTAACCTCGTAGTACATTCCGTCTAATAGCGTACTTGATATAAGGAACTTCCAATTCTGTAAAGCCTTACACTTCCAAACTGTGTAGACTCCGAAATCTGTTATGTTGTCTGATTTATCAAGGTGCTTATTTATGTAATCAAATACTATTTCGTGCGCTCTATATTCCATATCCATATCTACTCGCTCCTTTCCGTCTGTAACAACTGCCACTCATACACCGCAAGGATTAATGATATGGCAATCTCTACTGTACGTTCACTCATTCGCTACTCCTTTCTCAAATCTCAATTTGAGTTTTCAGTTAATCATTTGAGTTGTTCGGTTTTTCCGAACTGTTCTCGGTCTTGCGGTCTGCTAATTTCCGCACTACTGCATCGGCTATCCTGTCGATACATTCATCAGTTAATTCGGTCTTCTGCACTATCGCTGATTCTTTTAATGGAACTCCAACTCTGACAGTAGTAGTTCCTGTGTTGGGTTCGCCATCTATGCGTATGAACGAATCTGTATAGTTATCGTATTTGTACATCTACTTATTCTCCTTGCGCTCTTCCTTTATTCTGTCAACACTCAACAGCCTTACTAACGCACCGACTCCATTTTCCTCGAAATGTTCATCTCTCATAAATCCCACCATTCCTTGTTCTCGCTGTTCATCGGAATAGGCAAAGTCAATTCTGTTGCCATAAGGATTATCCATCACTTCCCAATGCTCTATGTATATTGCCATCACTCGCCCTCTCTTTCTCCGTAGCTACAGAAGTCATATGGTTTCAAGGCCCCCGCCTTTGTCAGTTTGTACATCGGACAAATTTCCATTCCCTTGTACCGACATTCTACGCAAGGGATGATTTCAATGCTTGGTGCGTCATCGACACACGCTCTTAACGACCCCAATGGTGTTTGGTAGTCATTGGGATATGGCTCAAAGAAGTTCAGTAACCATTCCGCGTCAATGTATCTACTCATCGTCTGCTCCTTTTCACAATGCTCTATCAAAGCGAGAATCCTTTTACGCTCTGCGTGGTCTTTCGTTGGTTCATACTTCATCATCTGCTCCTTTGTGTTCAAATACCAACTGCAACCCTATGAGATCGAGGTCTTCGCTTCTGTTCGCCAAAGCCTCATATGGAATCTCGATGATGATGCATTGGCTATAATGTTTCGGATTGTCTTGCCATCGCACATTGTCAAACCCAATTTGCTCATATACTTTCATCGTCTGTTCCTTTCTTCAATTTTAGACAATAGCCTTTCAGTAACTCTAATCCTTCTTCGACATATCCCCAATCTGTAACAAGTGTTTCATCGTCTATATTAGATTTCCAATATGAAGAACCTGCTTCTGCCCCGTATTTATCGAGAAAATTCTTTATAACATCTACTGCATTAAGCACGGCGTTATATTCGCCGCATCTACTCATCATTTGCTCCTTTCGTTTGAACGTCGAATTCCCACTCTCTTGTATGTCTGTTATAGTGACATGTAGCTTTACATCGGAAGTCCCATATTCTGTAATTTCCTTTGTTAAGTGGACATTCGTTGCAATGAACATAACCTTGCTCGTCTATAGCAGAATACTTCGCACATATTCTTCTCTCTCGGTCATTCGTCAGCATCGTCTGCTCCTTCCGTTAGTTTATCTATTCTTCCCTCAAGTTCGCTGACTCTCTCCATTATTTGCCAGTTACGGCACATCAACGCCATGAGCAAGAGCATATTTAAAATCGCCATCAGTTTGTCACTCATCGTCTGCTCCTTTCATCCTTGCTCCGCAGGAATTGCAGAAATTGATGTGATTAATTCTGTTATCTCTTCTCGGACGCTTGCACTCCGAACAAATAACTGTTCCAAGATTATCCTTTATCCACTCCCCTTGCGGTCTGTCTGCGGATGGTATGGCATTTATAGCATCTTCGATATCATCTTTGTAAATGCTCACATCTAATGCCTTTATCGCATCTTCTCTGTATATAGTGTCCTTACTCATCGTCTGTCTCCTCTGCCATCTCATTTATCTTGTCAAGGATGGTCTTTGCTCCTTGATAGAATGATGGTGTCAATTCTTCTCTGCAATTTTCTAAAGATTTGCCTACTATCTTGTTGAATTCATCTACATCAAGTATCCTCATCTTTACTCTCCTTTATCTGAAACAGAAGCAGGCAGGCGAACGAACACAGAACACACTTTTATCGAAGAGAAAGAATTACTCCTTTCTTGGTTTTAATGAGGTTTTAAAAAGTAATAATTTATAAGTCCTGCCTGCTCCTGATATCAGCCTATCCTATCTGTCTGAAACCAATCACCTTGAAGCCTCTGTCTATAGGGGCATCCGAGCTTACATAGGTCACTCTGAACTTCTGCCTCTCTATCGGATGCCTTGTCATATTGCCCTGCTTCATCGGCTGAAATGTTATCTCATCTCCGATACCGCACGGCATAGAGTCTGCTCTGAAGATGAATGCCTTGTCGCCTTTAGCGATCGCATCCGATTCCTCAAGTGTTGCTTTCAATGTGTACATCGTCATTACTTCTCTCCTATCCTTCCTTGTTTCTCCATATTCCTTATCTTGCTTTTCCTTAACTCTTCATCCCCTAGTCGCCGGCACTTATAGCAGATGTATCTCGTCCGTCTGTATCCGACTACCGGCTCCAGGTCATAACGTATAAATTCTTCTCCGCAAAAATCGCACTTCATTTTTTCTCAAGATTCGTGTCTATCTTCGGTACTGTTGCGAGTACCTTCTCTGCTGAGTACTTGCCGTACTCATGACCATGTTCTGTTATGAACTTCTCAAAGTCTTCCTGATGCTTTGCATACTTCCGCAGATCCGCAAGCTCATTAGCGAACTCTTCGATGCCCTTCTGCTTTGCTCGGTACTTGCGTTGCGCGTTCCGGTGATACTTACGCCACCCGTCCAGGTCTTCCTCGCGCTGTTTCCTTGTTCGTTCTCGCATATAGGCATTCTTCCATTCGCGTTTGCACTTGTCTGAACCGCAGGTCTTCTGCCTAGAATGGTACGGCTCATACGGAGTACCGCAGATGGGACATATCGTTATGCCTGCATCCTGAAATAACTTCTCAAGTTCTGTCATTGCCATATATCTTCTCCCTTTGCTCTGATGCGGATCTCGACATACGGGTTATCCGCATACTTCTTCTCCGCTATCGTCTGCACTATCTGTGAGTCATCCTCATATGCGAGTCCGATGAGTGCATCGAGCGTCTTCAGGTAGTTGTCAACATCCGGTCTTGAGGTCGGAAGAATCTCACCGCGCAAGGCAGCTTCTCTCTTCTTCTTTGACCATGACTTTGGGATGCTCTTTGCGAACACCGCTTCAACGATTATCGGAATGTCCTTTGTGTAGATAGGCATCCTCTCACAAGTGGATGCAAGGAACTCAAAGCGCAGTTGTTCTTCGAATGCTCTCGTCTTCTGCGGTGTGTATGCATGACCGCTTCTAGTGAATCGCGGCCTGCCTTTAGGTATCGGTTCTGTCTCTAGGGTAAAATAGATCATTCAGTGCTCCTTCATCCAATAGTTCACCTGGAAGGTCTTCGTCTGTCTTGTAGTCAATCTGCTTTATCAGATGGTCGCTCACCGCTTTCGGTATCAGCGGTTCGCCATATGAATCCGTCAGGTCTCTTATAGGGTCTTTGGCTTTGATGCCGTTCGTTATCTCGAAATCCTTGACCTGAACGGCTGTCCTCTCAAGCTTGTTCCCTACATGATCCATGCTGATGTATGTGATGAGTTCACCTACGACAGCCATCCTCTGTCCCTTCTTGAGGTTTCTGTGTATCGCGTTTCCCTTCTTGCCGTATGCAAGGAAGTCTACGAACGCTACTTTCCTCTCGATGTCAGGCCCCTTGTACTCGCCATTGATGGCAAGCCTGAATACGCAGAACATATTGCCGGACTTCCTTCCTTTTCGCATCACGGGATCGCGCACTGCGTTCCCTATCGCTATTACTAAGTTCATTCTTGTCTGTAATCCTTTCCCGATGTGGTCACCGCTCCGCTCATCTCATAGAGCCTTGACCACACCGCTTCTCCTACATAGTTCGCAAAGCTGTCTGTATCAAAATTGCTTGTGATGATTATCGGAAGCAGATGCTCATAGCGGTAGTTCACCACATCGTAAAGGATCTGCTGCGTCCATTCCGTTCTCTTCTCCTTGCCCAGGTCATCTATGACGAGCACTGGAGTGTTCTTCATCATCGACAGATACTTCCTCTGCCCCATATGGTCGAACTCTTCTCTTATCTCGCCGAGGTGTGAGGAGAACGTAGCGAACAGCACTGGTATGCTTCTGTCTATGAATGTGTTCGCAATGGCGGCAGCGAGATGCGTCTTACCGCTTCCTACTCCACCGAAGAGGAGCAAACTGTTCTTCTTGCTCCTGAACACAAGCTCATTGTTTGCGTAGTTACGGCAGGCATCGAACGCCTGCTTGTCTCTTCTAGGGTCGAAGTTGCCAAAGGTTCTGCTTGAGAATCTCTCTCCGAGGTTCGATGCTTCCTTCAGCCTCTGTGCTTCACCTGCAAGTTTCTGTATGATCCCACCGATGTGTATCGGATTGCCGAAGTTGTCCTTATCCTCATAGCCCAAATACCACTCAAGCATCATCTTCGCTTCGTTGCGGAGCAAATATGTCTGCCGCCAAAGGAAGTGGCTTGTGTCTATGGACTTCAGTGTCTCGTTTGCTTCGACCATCTGTCTCTGATATCCGGCTGCGTACTCTATTGCCTGCTCCAGGGTTATTTCCATTCCGCTCCACCTCTTTTCTGTTCCAGTTAAGTGCCTTCAGTTTCCAGTTCTTTATCTGATGTCCTTTGACATCCTTCCATTCGGCTGTCTCGTAGTACTTGTAGAAGTAGTCCGCATCGATGAGCAGATTATTGTCTGCAACGTACTTGCGGACATCCTCTATAGTAGGTGTAGTAGTATTTCTTATATTCTTACTTTCTTTAGATGTGGTTACTTGTTGGTTGCTCGTTGGTTGGCTAGATGGTTGATGGTTGGTTCTTTTCTTGGTTGCTTTGCCTTCCTCAATCTGCCAAAACTCCCAATTTGTAAGGGTTACAATCGTAAATTTGTTGGTTGATTTGATGGTTATCTCGTTGGTTGATTGTAGGTGGGAAATCGCAGTCCTTATTTGTTGCTCTGATAAGCCGAGTTCTTTCGACCATTTCTTCCTGCCGAAAACACACGCTCCGGCAGGAATCTTATGACCTCTGTACTCACTCTCCTGGTAGTTCGCTTTCAGAAGAATGTGCATGAATACCCTGAAGGTATTCGTATCTCCGTACCATCCCCAACCGAGCATCTTGCGAAATATCTTCACATACGTTCGGTCATCCATTTTTTATCTCCTAGAATGGAACATCCTCATCTATCTCATCGAATGAATCTATCGGTTCAGGAAGGTCATGGAACTTCACAGCTGTGACCATGATGATTGGGTTCTTCACTTCGGTCCCGTCTCTTCTGACGAAGTGGTCAAGTCCGATGTAGCCTTCGATGTCGCACTTTGTGCCGTTCGGAAGGTCTTCCGGAATGTTCCTTGCCTCACCGATGAACTTCGCTCTGATGTATCCGTTCACATATGTTCCATCCTGGTTCTTCTTGTTGATGCCGAAACTGTAGTCGCGCCATGTACCGCCGTCCTGCTTCTGATGTTCTCCGATCCACAGCTTCAGGTTTTCACCTTTGACATTGATTGCCATTTACTTTTTCTCCTTTCTCTTCACTGTCCTGATGGCCTCATCAAGTTCGAGGTCCTTGAGCTCGTCTACCGACTTGACCTTTCTCTCGAAGGTCTTAGTGCACCATCCGAGGAAGGCAACTACATCGCTGTCCGTTTCCTCAAGAAGCTTCTTCAGCGTGGCCTTCTTCTTCACCAGTGCCTCTTCATAATCGATCTGTGCGCTCGCTACCTTGTCAGGGTCTTCCCCAGTTGGGATAGCGAATGTTCTCAGGAGCATGTACTTAAAGCTGTAAGTCATCGCCTTGCCAACTCCCTTATCCTGCGTGTCGCTTCCCTGCCCGCTTGATGCGAGGAAGACAAACTCTTCAGGGTTCTCTGTGTTGACCATCTTGTATGTGGTGTTGGTCGTTGTGATGTGTCCGTCCTTCTCGACAGTCTGCTCGACCGGGAAGACTACAAGCCCCTGCTTGATGAGTTCCTTGCGGACTGTCATCGTTACCTTTTCTTCTGAAATCGCGCGGTACTTCGTGGTTCCGAATGCTACCGCATCATCCTTGCTGAGGTACTCGATGTTCTTCATGACCTCGAGTATCTTCTGATAAATGTTCTTGCTCATGCTTCACTCTCCTTCAGCGAATAGATCGCATACTGTTTCTTTCCTTTGCTCATTGTCCTCGATATCTCATGTCCTTCCGCTCTCAAATCAGCTATCCTTGCTGCGAGTCTGAAGCACCCTATCGCTGACAGTGCCTCAAGCGGTGTTATCTCTCCGAACTTCTCAAGGTACTCAAGTACCATCTCGTTCTGAGTCTTCTTCTCATCGAAGTTCTGTGCTTCGAAGATTGTCGCTCTCTCAAATCTCTCGCTCTCTGTCATGGCTATATCCTTCCTACTCTCGGAAGAGTCGCCCAGCTTGGGTCAATACCTGCCCATCTGTTGGCTGCTTCCCATGCGTCATCCATTCTGCGTCTCTCATCCTCTGCTTCCATCTCTTCTCTCTCGCCCTGGACTCTGTCACAGAAGTCCACATAGTCAGCGAAGATCTCCATGTCATACTTGAAATCGAGGTCGAGGTGTCCGTCATCGAGGCAACGCTTCTTCATCGGACAGTCGCAGCATGGTGTGTAGTAGTCACCGCAGTTGTCTGTGTGCTTCGGACACATCTCTGCGATCTTGTCATCGATGGCTTTCATCTGCTCCATCATGTCGAGCAGGTTTTCCGCTCTTCTTGTAAGGCTGTCTGTCATCTCGTTAATCTCCTTCTCGCTATCGCATTCATGAGCCTTGCATCGAGGTATCTGTCGAACTCTTCATCATCCATGAGGTAAAGGGTCTTCTCATACTCCTCAAGTCTTCTGCTCACGAAATCCTCTATCGTCTCTCTGTCGTACAGTCCGTCAAGCTCTACGGCTCTCATGCCGGTGACGAGGTCTTCGACTGCGCTGTTCAGCATCATCCTTGCTTCATGCTTCTGCCTGCGCTCGGACTCTTTCACATCGTAGAGTCCTCTGCTCTTCAGCTTGTCGCTCAACATAATCTTTCTCCGTTTCCGGCAGGGCGAATCTCACGGCCTTGCCTATCTTCACTCTCTGTAGCTTTCCACTCGCTCCCCACTTGTACACAGTCTTTGGATACACTTTGAGGAGCTTCGCCATCTCATTTGCTGTGTACAGTTTCATTCGGCACCTCTTCTACGAAATAATTACTCGGTAGAAATCGACTTTTTCAGAATCAAATCTCTTCGTCGATAAATTACTCGGTTGAAATAGTTTCATCGGATTTTGCCGTTGTAGAAGCGGGTTTCTGCGCAAGCATCTTTTCATCGATGTGTGCGTTCTTCTTCCTCGTTATGTACGGATTGTGTCCCATCCGGTAAGGGTGAAGCGCACAAGTCGTGATGCCGCAGTTCTTGACCTCACTCTTCTGCCAACAGCAGCAGTCAAGGCATTTCACTCTGATAGCCTTGATCGGCGTTAGTCTTTTCTCTTCCATTGTTGCTCCTTTACCCATTAGGAATGGGCGATTTGCTTATAAAAAATATAGCCTACAGTCAGTCCGTAGTAATCTGCGATCGCTATCTTGACCTTATCTCTTGGCACATTCTGTCCGGTCTCATACGCATTGTATGTAGTGGGAGGAAGCCCAAGAGCCTTGGCTAACTCGGTTTGCGAGATTCCCTTCTTCTTGCGAAGATACTTGAGATTCTCCGCTATGTAGTTGTCTTTCAAGGTTGCACCCCCTTTCCGTTGTGTCTATCATTAACATCTGTCAATAATATACTCCCATTTAGAATGGGTGTCAATACTAATTCCCATTTTTTATGGGAAAAAGATTTGAAAAAATCCCATCGAAAATGTATTATATCTGTAGGAGTTACATTTACAGGACACAATGAGGAGTAAGATTGAAATGGAATTCAAAGAAAGACTGAAGGAACTGAGAAAGAGAAGGGGCTTATCCCAGGTCGTTCTTGCAGAGAGGCTCGGTTTATCTAAGTCAACTATAGGGGCATATGAAACCGGAGATATAACACCTAGCCTTGACGCACTAAATTTGCTTGCGGACTTCTTTAATGTAGATATCAATTATCTGCTAGGCAAAGAAGACGGCAGTACATACTACCTCGACCCTGAAGCAGCTGAGATCGCGAATGAAATATACAACAGAAAAGACCTCAGAATGCTGTTCGACACTACTAGAAAGATATCGAAAGAGGACCTGCAATTTATTGTAAGAATGGTCGAAGGACTAAAAAAGGATGCAGACGATGATGGAGCATAGAGTTATTTATATGAAGATGCCCGTTGATGCAAAGGGGTTCGTCATCAAGACTTTTGATGACGGTGAGGACTACATCACCGTAGTCCTCAATCCCTGCTACAACTGGGAACAACAGCACGATACATATGAGCACGAACTGAAACACATTGAGGCGAAAGACCTCGACAACTACGGAGATGCGGACGAACTTGAAGCGATTCGTCACGCATAGAGGATAAGGAGATTAGCTTATGATAGAGAAGTTAGGGAAGAACCGAGCCAAGCTGACTGTCAGCATAGGCTCCGGCAGACACAGAAAAAGATTCTCACGCACTGTCGAGTACAGCAATGCGAGAGAACTCAGGAAGATGTATTCGGACTTCGAATCTGAATGCACACGGAATCCGTATACCGATATGAAAGTATGTGAGCTTGTGGAATCTTACATCAAATATAAAAAGACACTGGGTATCAAGCAGACTACACTGCATGGATACACCAGTGCCTACAGAAGGATAGACAAGGCCATAGGGGACATCAGAGCGAAGAATCTGACAGCATTCCAGGTCGAGGATTTCATCGCTGATCTGTCCGATGAGCTGACTCCGAAGAGCATCATCAACACTGTCGGACTTCTGAACGCATCATACAACAGAGCCGTCAGGACCGGTCAGCTGCCATCGAATCCATGTGCTATGGCTACGATCCCAAAGAAAAAGAAGCCTGAAATAGTCACCTTCTCACTGGAAGAGATGCACAAGTTTTGGAATCTCTTGGATGCCGAGCGACTCGACTACAAGGTGGGATATGGTCTGTGCCTCTTCTGCGGTCTTAGACGCTCCGAAGTACTCGGTTTGAGAGAAGAGGACATCAACATACCTTTCAAGGCTGTAACAGTCCGTGAGACCCGTCACCAGTGCGATGGGATGGACTTCGTTCAGGACACTAAAACAGAACAGTCACATAGGACTCTTGCGATACCGGATATCCTTATAGATGCGATAGAGGAATTAATAGATCAGCATCACGCTATAAGATATGAACACACGGACTACATAGTCCAGGATGGATTCGGACAGCCGTTATCTCCTTCCACCTTCTCAAAGCATATAAACATTATGGAAGAAGACAACGGACTGCCACATGTAACTGTACACGGGCTCAGACACACATTCGCTTCCCTTCTCAATTCAAGCGGTGTGGACATTGCCCGTATCAGTCGAGAGCTTGGACACTCGAACATCGGCACTACCATGAACATTTACACCCATGTGTTCGGTGATGTGAGTGCATCGAGCAGGGGCATTGCGGACATAGTGAATGCCACTGTTGTGACAGCGGACTCTAATCTGCCCCTAGAGGAGATTGAAAAAGCCTTGTAAACGTTGAAATTTCAAGGCTTTGAGTGGTGGAGACGGTGGGAGTCGAACCCATTGAATACTTCTCCCTGTTTCTCCTCATTTCTCCTCATTTCTCCGTGAAACATTTGGAATTCCAATGGGTAGAGCGTGAAACCCTTGCAATCACTGGGATACATGGATTTCTCCTTTTTTTCAAAACGGACTCCGAAACGGACTCCATCAAGAGCGGTGCTTATCCGCTCTTTTTCTGTGCAATGAAAAAGACGGTGCGCAGCCTTAAACGCACCGCCTCTTTCAGAGATTAGCTTATGGATATGATTATGTGTATGTAAGGAGTCTGAAACAAATGAAAAGAAGTTTTTCCTTTGTTACCTTTATAATACATACCGCAATCTACATTTGTCTACATCTGCTCCATCTTTTCAGCGAGTCTTGCTATCTCGTTCTTTGTGTTGGCATCAGGAGCATCCTCCATCATCTCTCTGAGCTTCCTTGCCATCTCGCTTCCGTCTCTTGAAACGAATCTGCCGTTCATGGCACGACCTCTTCTGTTGCTCATGCCACCATCATCATAGTAGTATCCGTCATTTGAGTAGCGTCTGCTCTGCATGCCGTCATATGAGCGACCATATCCTCTATTGCTGTAGCCTTCCTCTTCTTCGTATGCCTCGATTATCTTGCATACGTTCTTGCAAGCATGAGCAAGTGTGTCAATCATCTGAAGCGAGGATCGTGAGTATCAGTAAGGTCACAAGACGCTTGATTGTGCGCTCATGTCTCGCCATCTCTCCTTCAAATACGATGTATGGTACTTTCTCGTCCATAGTCTACCTCTCAAATAGATACTTGTTTATCTCGTCTTGCTGTTTAGATATTCTGCCTTTTGTATCGTTACCCTGCTTCAGTTCTTCGCATATGACATACAGCGTCCTCAGGATAAGTGGCTGTGTTTTGTCGAGGTCAGACATCTTCTCTTCGAGAGCGTTGAGTCTTTTGTTATCTCTGTCGAGTTTTGTGTGAACATCTTCGGACGGCTTCTTGAGCGACTTGATGATTTTGAATAACCATCCCCCCGCCACACAGCAAGCTGTGAAGAACGCCATGAACGCCATTGCTTTTTCATACGTTATGGTTATCATACGCATCACCTACTTCCAACAACGGCGAATGTCACCGATCTTCATTCCTGGCATTTTCGTTGCACTCGACTCTATGCAGTCCTTGTGCCAATCTTTATGTGACGTTGAGTTGTGTACTACGCGGTTATTGCCGACATAGATGCCCATGTGATGGAGCTTGCCACCGATGTAGTAGTAGATGACATCGCCTCTCTTCGCTTTGGATATGTCTTTGCCGACCGACTTGCCCCATGACTTACGTACATCAAGCTTGATACCATGCAGTTTGTGTATCGCTTGGACGAAGCCAGTGCAGTCACAGCCCGTCTTGAGCGATGTACCGCCTTTGACATACTTGACCTTGCCCACATAGGACTTCGCCGAGTCTGCTATCTTGTCGCCCTGCGTCTTTGTGGTCGGAGCAGGAGTCGGTGCAGGAGTTGGCTTGTACTGTTTGTTAATCCAAGTCTGCAAAGCCTTGACGGAGTTCTTGCCGAAGAGTCCGTCAGCTGTTGTGCCGACCATCTTCTGTACGGCTTTGGATGTTCCTTTGCCCCATAGTCCGTCAGCTGAGGCTCCTGCTTTGCGCTGTAGAGCCTTGACTGTGCCTTGTCCGAGGATGCCATCTACACCGCATCCAAGAACGTGCTGAAGCATTGCGATGGTGTTGTACCCCATCAGACCATCGACCTCAAGAGTGCCTATCTTGTAGGATGCTTTGAAATGTGGACGGAATATACCGCAGACATACTTGGTCGCTCTCGTTCTGTTAGCAACGATGCCCCCGCTTGTGTTGCCCTCGATGGTATAAATCTCGTCGCAGTTTTTCCTCTCACTGACGAAGCCGATATGGTTCGGAATGTTGTTAGGTTCCCAGTCGAAGAAGATGATATCACTCGGCAAAGCGAGATACGGCGGTATGGATGCGAGATTGTTGTAGCACCATTTGATCGTGGTAGGACAATAAGTCTGCTTCTTGCCGTCACAGAATAGTGATGCGTTGCCCGCTTCGTGGAAGATGGTGGTCACGAAAGCGTCACACCATGCTGACCCCGCAGGGAGTCCGCAGTACTTGCGGAACTTTGACCCGCCGTTTCCGAGGTACTTCTTTGCGATGGCAAGCTGTTCGATATTACTCTTCCCCATCTGCTTCACCCTCTTCCTCGATATAGCTATCCTCAGGCTCTTCGGCTGACATATAGATGTGCCTCTGATACTCCACTTCGGGCAGACCCGTTGCGATGGATGTGAGGATAGACAGTATTCCCGCAAGGAGACTTGCCGAGATTACCATCGCCCAGTTGACATCCGACATGACCTTTGCCGTTACTCCAATCACAGCGATCGCCGTCTGTGCCATAGTACGCGCCGCTCTTATGAGCGATGCCTTTATGAAATCTTTCATTATTTCCCCCTCCCGCTGACCACTATACAAGTCAGCATCATGCCGACAAGATTGCCGACAAGAAATGTTATGATGTAGGACATTGTTGCCCCTTTCCGTTAGTCTTTGAGCAGAAACCTCACCGTTACACTATTGTTTGCTGTCGCAGACAGCACTCTTGTTGTCCAAGACATTACATAGACCCAAGCAGGAGAATTGCCGACTGTTGAATCGACCACAGTCGCAGATAAAACATCCCCTTTTCTGTAGGTAGCATCATCGGCAAAGTAATACCCTTGAAATAGTGATGTTCCCACCTTGAAAACTTTATCAACGTAGTGATATTTCTGTTTGATTGTTGATGTTGCCATATTCGTATGGCGTTAGGTATCATAATACCCTTGAAATAGTGATGTTCCCACCTTGAAAACTTTATCAACGTAGTGATATTTCTGTTTGATTGTTGATGTTGCCATATTCGTATGGCGTTAGGTATCAAACTATTGGATAGGATATGAGGAAGCCCGTTGTATTAGCTGTCCCCGAATTTGTCCTCAATGCTATCGCACCGCTTGTGCTTACATTCCCCAAGACTTGAGCCGTTGTCAGACTCATGCAAGGGAAATTGACTCCATCTGACGGTCGGAATCCGTCTGGGAGAGTTGCCTTTGTTGACCATGAGGTGTTAACTGTTGTACTACCCCAATATGCCTTTACAAAGACAACTCCGTTTTTTCTGCGATATGATACATATGAGTCAAGAGAAATCCATCCCGTATCGTCATGTTTGATAATTGATGTCATGCCCTACTCGGCAAGACTTGCTGTTAGAGCCGTTTGCACCACACTCGGAATTGAGGTGTTATGGAAAACGCACTTGATGATGTGTTACGCAGTTGGGCTTGTCCTCTTCCGCTACCATTGAGCAAACAGTTATAGGCAAACACTCTTGAGTCTCCCGTTGCTCCACAAGTAAATTCAAACGCTTCATATCCACTTGGTACAACGCTCGAAAAGTCGATGTCTGTTTTGGTTACTGTGTTGTTCGCAGAAATGGAGGTCGTCCATCCCGTATAATTCACAACCTTTATATCCTTGTTGCTTAACGTACTAACAGCCATAGGAGTCACCTCCTAGCCTTACCTCTGACCTCCTTTCGGAAGTCTCGGAGACAGCCCTAACGCACTGCCTCCTTTCTGTATATCGAGGAG